AAACGGCGCAGCAGGCATCGCAGGCGCACCTTGAGGCGCAGCACCGAACATTCCAGCCGGAGCAGTCGCAACCGCACCGAATAAGTTAGACGCATCGACGGCTCCTTCACCGAAGGCAACATCATCACCAGCAAACTGAACAGCGATCAGGTCGCAGCGGATGCCGCGGCCATGCTTGTTGTCTTGCAGCCAAGGCTTGACCGCAGCGTTGACCCGACAACCACCGTACATCTTGCGGGCGAGCTGCTGGTAGGCCATCGTGTTGGTCGGGTCGATGGGCTGGCCGTCAGCCTGGATCATCTGGGGCTGGCTGTCCCGGCCCGCGGTGATGAACACATGGCCGGCGTAGCCGTCGTAGGGCTGAAAGGTCTTCTTGTTGACCTTCTCCTCACCACGACCGTAGCAGCGGGTCTTGCGGTCGCCTTGGACCATGCCCATGACCGTGTTGGCGTGCTCTTTCCACTTGTCCAGCGCCAAGGCGCCGTACTTCTGCATGAACTGCTGGAAGCCAGGATGGTCCTGCGGCATGATGAACTCGCAGTTGTACGAGATGCGCTCTTTACCAGTCTGCTCGTTGACCTGGCGCTGGGGTTCAGCGAGGTGGGGAAAAGACAGACGGACGTTGGACAGAAAAATGATATCGGACATTACAGTTACTCCAGTTTAAGAAAGCCACGAGGGCAGGGTTTCAACTGCGCTAAAGAGTGGCGCAGCATTGAGAACGACAGCCGGTCGACCATCGGATTCGGGGACGACGGTGAGTTTGCCGGCCATCTTGACGACGTACTCGGTTTCCATCGTCTTGAGTTGCCGGTCAGTCAGTTGCACCTTGGTACCGTCGCGCTTCTCCCAGGTCAGCTTCTCGGCCTTGGCTGGCGTGACCAGCTTCGTCTCGTAGATCGCGCCCTTAGGGATGCCCATCTTGACCAGCTTCTCGGCCATCTGCTCCTCGGGCAGCGCCCAGGTGCGTGAGCCACGTCCATTGACCAGCTTGAGGCCGGGGATGGTTTGGCCGGCTTGCAAGCGGCGCAGGGCTTCAGCTTCGACCCCTTCGAGTAACTGACGCATTAGCGGAGCAGCCTCGAGGATTTGTCTGATCTGAGCGTCATCCATTGTCGATGGATCTTTGTCGGCTGATTGCTGCGCGACATCCAAGGTTTGGCTTACAACGGGTTGGAACATGATTCCGACCTCCTTCATTACGTTACTTGCCAGCGCGGCGCAGGAGCCTTTGGCGCGGCAAAACTTACATTGACTGTCACCCGGAACAAGCGGCGCATCTGGTTTGTCAGTTGCAGCAGCTTGCACCACGATTGTACCGATGTTGCTCAACAAGTCACTAACCGATACCTCATGCGAGGTGATCGGGCTCATGCCTCTGAGCGCCAGCTTGGGCTGGATGATGGTCATACGGATTGTTTTGACCGGGTAGCTGCCGTTGATGGGCAGCTTGTAGCCTGCCAGCACCCCGTAGGCGTACTGTTCAAGCTGCATGTTGCCCTCGGCCTCCACCACACCCATGCCGTCTTTGTAGTCGATCAACTCAAGGGTGTCGCCACCGATGATCTGAACGTCCACGGTGCCCGACAGGTCGTCCCGGCCCAGCAGGTAAGCAGGATCGACATGCGTCTCACTGATCACTTCGCACAAACCGTTGTACTCAGCGGCACGCTGATCGATGTAGTCCAGTGCAATCTGCACACGGGCTGCACGTTCAGCGTCTACGATGAACTCACCGTCATGATCAGTCAGCGTTTTGCCGACAAAGAAGTCGGCTTCGGTAACGCGCTTCAGGCACTGCTCGAGCAGCGTGTGACTGTGGGTGCCGTCAATCGCAGCCGGACTGCTGCGCTCATCGGGGTACTTGGCCTCCTCGCGGATCGAGCCTGGGCACAAGGCCCAACGATGCCGTTTGGACGGTGACAGGTTAGCGTGGGTGCTCATAATCCCTCACTTCCAACATGGCGTCGGCCACAACGTAAGCCGCTTGGGCGAGTTGTTGAGCGCCAATGTTGTTGTTTGCAAGCAACCCCTGCATCGCCTTAGCCGCGAAGTAGTCCCTGAGCGTCATGCCGGACCGCTGCTCGGGTAGCGCCCGCTCAGTGGGGAACGCTGGCCCGCCGCTCATTTCAATGCCTCAACGCCAGCGAACAGAGCACCGTAGTGCTCGGGCTTGATATCGTTGATGTTCTGGTAGCCCAGGCTGGTCAGAACATTTTGAATCTGGGCACCCTTCTGGGGGCCAAGCGCCTTGTAGGACGACATGACGTAGTCAATCAGCCCCTTCGGGTCGCTGAACGGTGCGCCAGTGGGAACTGGAGCCGGGGCCGGAGCTACAGGTGCGAAGCTAGGCGGCGCGGGCATTGCCACCACAGGAGCGGCCACTGGGGCTGGCACAGTCAGCGTCACAGAAGCGGCGGGGGCTGCGGAGGTAATGACTTGGGGCGCAGGGGCTGCTACATTGCTGGACTCCAGTTTGGCAGTCAGGGCAACCACAGCAGCGGTCAGAGCATCAATCTTGGCTTCGAGGGACATAAAGATTTTCCTTACGGTTTACAGGGGGGATGATGGAGAGACGGTCTTCAATGAACGCCTCGATGATTTCACGAAGTACGCTCGACGGTTGCCCGTACTTGCGTGCCTTGGCGTGAAACTTGGTGCGTGTACTGCCCGCGACTCGCACGGTCAAGAACACAGATTTGGGTGTGGTCATCGCTTAAATTCCTCACTTCGATGCTTGCAATCGTAGCACAGGTGAGGTACGATGTGCAACAGGTCAGGTAAAAAATTTTGGATCGACAAATGACAAGCGGAAAAAGAAACGCCCCGGGGGTTAGCCGGGGCGATCAAGAGGGTCTGATTAGGAGACTGTCGGCAACTGCGATCACCAACGGGCCAAGTGTATGACAGCTTTACCAAACGTGCAATCGCATCCGGCATCAGTTGACGCCTATATCCGGCACGGCTGGAGCCTTGTGCCCATCCCACCGGGCACCAAGGGGCCGCGCACTCCTGGCTGGAACCTCAAGCCTAACGCCCTGAAGACGCAGGGCGATCTGCCCCAAGGCTACGGCATCGGCCTGGCTCATGCGTACAGCGGCACGATGGCTTTTGACATCGACGACTGGGGCATCACGGTGGCTCAGGGTATTGACCTCGATGCGCTCTACGCTGCCCCTGACGCGGTGGTCGTCAACAGTGGCCGCCCGGGCCACGGCAAGCTGCTCTATCAGATGCCCTTCGGGTTGGCGCTGCCGAGTAAGAAGATCATTGTGGACGGCGTGACCGCCTACGAGCTGCGCTGCGCCACGGCCAATGGTCTGACGGTGCAGGACGTGTTGCCGCCGAGCATCCACCCTGACACCAAGCAGCCCTACACCTGGGCGGGCGATGGCAACTGGATGCGCCTGCCTACGATACCGCAGCAGCTGCTCGACATCTGGCAGAGTTTATTGGAATTCGATAAGGTTCGTAATATCGGTATAGAGGGCAATGTTGACGCTTCGTGGGAAGAGATCCAGCAGGCGCTCGAGTTCATCAGCCCCGACTGCCCCCGCGAGGACTGGATCAACGTAGGCATGGCGCTGCATTGGGCCGGCACCCAGCTCGATGAGCTTGACCAGGCGCTGGCGCTGTGGAACGACTGGTCGATGCCCTCGGGCAAGTACCCCGGCGAGCGGGAGATCGTCAAGCAGTGGATGTCGTTCAAGACTGACAAGGTCACAGCGGTGAAGCTGGGCACCTTGTTTCACATTGCCCGCAAGGCCGGCTGGGTCCGTCCTACACCGGACGCCAGCGAGTTGTTTAAGACGGTCGAGCAGGCACCCATGCCGCCGACGGACATCATGCAGAGCCTGCGGCCTGCGCCGCCAGAGATGGACTTGTCTTTGTGGCCCGCGGTGCTTCAGACCCGGGCGCAGGAGGTCAGCGACTCGGTGGGGTGCGACCCTTTGGTCCCTTTGTTCGCTGGCTTGGCCGCTGTCTGCGGGGTCATTGATGCCCGCACCCGGCTCGAACTCATGCCAGGCTTTCGCGTGCCCCCGGTGCTGTGGCTTATGACCTTGGGTGAGCCAGCGGACAAGAAGTCACCCGGTAGCCGGCCCATGCTCTCCCCGCTCAAGGACATCGAGGCTGAGGACCGGCCGCGGTATCAGAAGGAACTGCTCGAGTGGGAGGGCAAGGAGGCAGCATACGCGGGCGCCAAGAAGTCGTTTCTCGAGTTCAGCGCCTCACCTGACGCTATGCTTGGGGGCCAGCCCCCGGCGGTGCCCGAGATGCCCCCGCAGCCCGTGGCGGTCAAAATCACCGTGAGCGACATCACCAGTCAAAAGCTGGTGCGCTCGGCCGCTGACCGGCCTAGGGGGTTGCTGTGCCATCTGGACGAGATGAACTCGTGGGTGCGCAAGTTGACCGATAAGACGACAGGTGAGGACCGCAGCGCCTGGGTAGTGTCTTACGAGTCGGAGCGTTACGAGATGGACCGGGTAGGGGCTGGCTCGATCCATGCCGAAAACCTGGCCGTGAGCATCTACGGGAACATCCAGCC